GTATGAGGTCGCAGTACGCGAAAAGTATAGATTTTTTTCCTTCGGCGATGCGATGCTGATACTATAAAAGAAACTCAAAAGGGCGGGAAAAGCTCAAAAACCCTTATATTTCAAGGCTTTTTGGCTTTCAGGACCAAATACACACCGAGCGAAAAACCACCGCCAAAAGCGTTTCTTTAATCTTTTTGCGGGGCGAAACTGATGAATTGTGCAGGTTTCACAAACGCATAAAATGACCTGAAAAATGAATATTGAAAACGAAATGCAGTCAAGCGATTTTGCCTGACTGCATTGTTTTATTTCTTGTAGGTGAACTCGTGGCGCATACCGTTTTTGAAAACGATGGCAGACACGTTTCCGTCTGTAACCTCGATTCGCTCGACAACGCTCTGCACGAAATTTCTCGGAATCGTAGCCTCGATGCCGCGAATGTATTTTTCGTAGTCGATGGTCTTTTTGTCGAGGAGCTTCTCGACCATAATGAAATAGCTCGCTTTTTTGATAAAGGATTCGTCTGTGATCGGTCCGCTCTTGTCTTCGGTGCTCAGCTCGTTAAGGCGAGCATCGACACCGGCAAGCTCATCTGTTAGCTTCTTTCGTTCGAGAATGTATTCAGCTTCGGGCGTTTCCTCGTCTCCGAACATATAGAGCTGGCGCAAGCGGTTGATGGCTCGCTCGATGATATGCTTTCGATTCAGGAGCATATCCCTCTCATCAACCTTGACGTCATCAATCTCGGTTATGAATGACGGTTTGTATTCGAGGCCAGACTCGCCTTGCTCAAATAGGGAGTTCAGTTGAGACAGACCGCCCTCACTTATGGATTCCACGAAGAAGAATGGAGCTCCCTGAAGCAGCTTCTTCTGAAGAGTGTCAAGATCGAATTTCTTTCCGCTGTTCTTGGCTCGTATGATGTTGGCGATATAGTTGAACACGAAAGGACCGAGAACTGCATCGGAAATGTATTTGTTTGAGCAGGCTTTTGAATTCTTGCGACGGCGGGAGCATCCGTAAATAGACGGTCGCCATCCGTCAGCTCTGCGCTTATCGAGAGTGGCGGACATCAGGGATCCGCAGACACCGCATTTTACGAGCCCTCCGAAAATATGCACGTTGTTTCGCTTGTAATTGCCGCCGCGCTGCACTCCGCCCCTGCGGTTGCGCTGAAGCAAGAACTGAACTCGGTCAAACTGTTCGTGAGTCACGATAGGCTCGTGATGCTCCTCGAAGGTTATCCACTCTTTGTCCTCTCGCTTCTTTGTTCCTCTGCCATCCTCGTGTACGTTGTAGATATACGTTCCGATGTAGAACGGATTCGATAGAACCTTATGAGCGGTGGTCGGACTCCACTCTTTGCCGTTCTTTGTCGTGTATTTTTTCTCGTTCAGGTATCGGCTGACGTAGATAAGAGACTGGTGCTCCTCATACATATTGTAGATCATTTTGACAATCTTGCCTTCGACTGCGTTTATTGTGAACGTCTTCTGCTCTTTGTCCCAATCGTAGCCGTAGGGAACGCGACCGCCGTTCCACTGTCCGTTGGTGGCTCTCGAAAGCATAACGGCAGTAACACGCTCGGAGGTCATATTACGCTCCAGCTCCGCAAAGATCAGAATGATTTTGAGCATAGCCTCGCCAATAGCCGAGCTGGTGTCGAACTGCTCGTTCTTGGAAACGAACGTGACACCGAGTTGCTTCAGCTCTGCATACATCGTTGCGAAGTCGAGAAGGTTTCTGCTGATTCGGTCTATCTTCCAGACGAGGATGTGAGAGAACTCGCCTGTCCGCAGCCTATCCATCATCTGCTGATATGCAGGGCGGTCTGTGTTCTTTGCGGAGTAGCCGGGATCTTCGAATATAACGTAGTCCTTGATGCCGAGAACCATCTCACAGTATGCGGAAAGCTCGCGCTTCTGTACCTGCAATGAATCCTTGTCTATCTGCCAGACTGTTGAAACACGAACGTAAATGGCAACCTTTTCGGCTGTCACTTGCTCGAGAATTGATTTTTTTGCCATTTCTTCCTCCTTGAATGGAATATCTGCGGAAATTCCACAGGACATTCTGCCGATTTTCCAAGCATAACCGTAACCGTAACCTGAACCGTAACCGTAACCATATCTAAACCGTTACTGAATATTCCTTACGGAGCGTGTTTGCAGAAAAGGATAAAAATAGGGCAGGGGTCGAGAACGACTCCTGCCTACTCTTATTTATCTTGAATAGCGACAGAAAATTGTTCCGATGCTGTGATGAAGTCTTGCTTGTTTCGTAAAACTGTATCCACATCGGCGTAGTAGAATCCAGCCAAATTTTCGTATGGCTTATGCTTGCAACGCTTTTCGTCTATGAACTGCTTATAAGATTCAAGGAAGTCATCGGCAAGGAACGGGAAAATGCCGCTTTTTTCGAGATTGCCTTGAAGCTCCTGCGGAACTACCCACAATTCAGCCTTGTGAAGAGAAATGCCGAAGCGGAAAAGAGGATACGATTTGCCTGTATCGCTCGTGAACTGAATGTGCAGTTCCGTTGGCTTGATTCCTATGCTCAGACCACCGATTGTTTCGAGATCAGCCACGAGCTCGTAAATGTCATCGGGGTCATATCCGCCGTTCGAAGCAAAAACGTCGATGAACTCCCTGCGGGAAAGAATGGGCTTTCGAATGTACTTGTGCTCGTCTCGTGTTTCGGGCTCGTCAGCCTCTACAAGAGAACCGCCGACATTGAGCACAGTACGTTCCACCACCGCAGTCTTTGTGAGAAGGTTGGGTATGACGATGACAGATTCGCCATATTGGTATATCTCCATCTCGGCAAGAGCTAAACGAAATTGCATAGACGTGTTCTCGTTCAGAAAATCTGCCAACTGCTGAACACTGGAGCGGATTCCGTCCCCGACAATCATCAGCAAGAACCTTGCCTTGCTCAAAGATTGATTCACTCTGTCGGTGAATGCAGAGCAGTCTGCATAAGAGAGGATGCCTTTGCGAGTCATCAGGTCGATGAGGTCAAAAGCCTGTCCTTCGTTCCTGAAGTAGTAATCGTTCGCCACCTTGTTCAGCTTCTCGCAGTCCCATTGTTGCAGTTCTTTGGCGTAGTCGATGATTTGTGCTACGACGGTTCTTCGAGATTCCTGATTGCGAAACAGTTTGGTCTCAACGATGACGATGTTGCCTGATGCGGAAACGTACAGATTGTCGATATATCCTTGGGTGTCGCCGGATCCGACAGGAACCTCTCGACCGATGAGCGCAAGAGAAGAAAATTCATCTCCGAGATCTGATGATGGTATCAGCGCAGGATTCTTGGCGAGGACCTCTTGGAGCCATTCCTCATTGAACGCACCTGACATAAACGGGATGCGCTTCATTTGCTCGGCGTTACCGTCGGAATCAATCAGAACGGCAGGGCGGGATGTTTTTTCGTAGTAGATCATTTTTGCTCCTTGTATTTGCCAAGGACCGCTTGAATCACTCGTCTGTCATCAGGCGATGCGAGAGAGTAGAGAGAAGCGACCTCTTGTACCTCTTTTGGCATAACGTCGAATTTGTCGCCATTGATGCCGAGAAGCCAGTCGATAGAAACGCTGAAATAGTCGGCGATTTTGACAACATAGGGTAGGTCGGGAGTTCTGTCTCCCGAAAGATAGCGAGAGATCGTTGCCGCGCTCGCATCAATCTCTGCTGCAAAAGCCTTGATGGTAATGCCTCTTACGTTTATGAGATTGCGTAGATTTTCTCTGAAGAATGAGTAGTCCATAGTATATCTCCTTTACCGAAAGGTAGTTTGTTAATTACCGTTTGATACATTATACTATAAAATCCGTAATTTTTCAAGGATTTCTGAAAAAATTTTCGGAAAACCTATTGACATTTACCGATTGGTAATGTATAATATACACGATGGTAAATTCCACTGTCAAAATACACACAGAAATGAGGTGAACAGAATGAAACCGCTTGAAATCAGAGGAGCCCGTGCAAGGCTTGGATACACACAGCAGTTTATGGCTAACGAACTCGGCATATCCACCGCATCGTACTCCGCTAAGGAGAGAGGTGAAACGAAGTTCGCCGACGCCGAAAAGGTAAAGGTCGCAAAACTGCTTGGATGGTCGCTCGCTCAGATGAACGAGTTTTTATTTGACGGGCAGTTACCGATTGGCAATACCGAATGAACAACAAGGAATTTTATTTTTCCCATCAGGTTGCCGATTGGTGTTCCGTTGCTGACCTTCTGGTATTATTATACCGCAAAAGGAGGGCAATTAAAATGGGTCGTGATGCTATGAAAGCCGCAGGTAATCCTTGGTATGAAGCGAGGAAAAAGGCTTCTGAATATGACGACAGGCTACGAAGTCGAGAGGGAGCAGCAGAGCTGCTTGGAATGTCCGTCTCGTCGGTAGCGGATGCGGAACTCGACCTTTCGAAGTGTATGCCCGTAGATAAGGCAGTTCTTATGGCTGATCTTTACAAAGCCCCGCATTTGTTGAACTACTACTGTTTGAACGAATGCCCGATAGGATGCAGACATTGCATCTCCGATGAAGTAATCGACATCGAGAGAGCTACGTTGAAGCTCCTGAAGATTTTGGATGAGGAAAAGCTCAACGAAGTTAAAAGGAAGTTAATCGAGGTCGCAGAAGACGGTGTTGTTTGCGAGAAAGATGCACCGCATCTGCAAGAGGCTTTGGAATACCTGAAAGAGCTGTCAAGGGTAGTGAGCGAGCTGAAAATAATAGGCGATACAGTCTTGGGAGGAAACGATGGAAGGAAACGCTGAAAGAATCCTTGAAATTCTGAAAACTGAATACAAGATTACCTCCGAAAAGGCTCTCGACAAGAAGATCAAGAAGCTCGGATACATCGACATTTCGGTGTTCTGCAAAAAGCCAAAGAAAGTCAAGGCAACCTGAAAGGAGATAAGGTATGGAACAGGCAGAAAAGCTGTACGGAATCGTGCAGAAGGTACAGAGCGAATATCATTGCGAGTTCTCGTTTGACGAGATCGCAAAGATTTATGCTCATACCGTCAGAAAGTGCGAGATTAACGGAAAGGGAAGCGACTACATTCCGATTTTGTTTGAGAATGAGCTGACAGACCACCTCGCCAGAACGGAAATCAACAGAATGGGGGCGATGAACAGATGTGCGAAATTTGCCACAGCAGCCCTTGTTTGAGTAGATGCCCTAACGCTCCCGAACCGCCCTCGATTGGCAAATGCAAGTTTTGCGAAGAGGATATTCAGGTAGGCGAGGAGTATTTCGAGTACGACGGAAAGAAGTATCACGAAGAGTGCTTTGCTGATTGTGCAGTCAGCTTGCTCTTGGAGAACGGAGCGGAACGAAAAACCGCCGAGGAAGAGGAACCCGATTATGACCCATACGACGATTGAGATTCCTGAACTCCCCGAACTCACCTTCGAAGACAGCACCCATACCTATCGCCTGAACGGTGTCATCATACCGAGCGTTTCGACCTTGATGGAGCCACTGATAGCCGCCAAGTATAACGGAATCAGCGAAGCTACCCTCAACAGAGCGGCAGACAAGGGAACGTCGGTACACAACGCCATCGAGAACTACATCAAGTTTGGCATCGAGGATGTTCCGCCCGAACATCAGCCGTATTTCGATGGATTCCTTGAATGGTGGAGTGAAAAGAAACCCATACCGGTAGCCTCGGAGCTACGTTGTTACCACAAGTTATTGATGTACGGAGGGACGCTCGACCTCTTGGTTATCGAGGATGGAATCCTCACCCTGACCGACATCAAGACCACATATA